ACATGATTCTATTGTGGCAGATGTTTTTCCCGGTGAAGAACAAAGAGTCGCTTTCTGCCTAAACAGTGGTTGTTTAGGAGTAATTCAACGGATGAAAGACATGTATAACATTGATTTTAATGTACCATTAGATGTGGAATTAAAAGTAGGCTTTAATTGGTTAGAAACAAAAGTTTATGCTTGACAATTCTGTTAAAAATGCTATTATTATAATTAAATAAACCATTGGAGGTAAACTATGGTAAATGACTTAAAGGCATTTGAATCCTTAAGTAAAGAGGAAATAATGCGAATGACAGGACAGGATGACGGTTCCATAATTAGTACAGGAACTATCTCTCGTCTGACAATAAACAGAGCGGCGGAGGATGATGATGGTAATCAACTTTCTGCCGGTGTGTACACAGTATATGACTCTGGAATAGAGGCTAAAGTCTATAGCACAAAAGACACCGCTATACAATTTAGACCCTTTATTAATGCCTATCAATACATGGAATATGATGCGGAGAACAATAATTATCCCTGTTCTTCTGTTGTATTTAAATCATGGAAAGACGAACCCATTGATTCAAATGGGGGAGTTCGATGTGGTAAAGTAATAGGCAAGGCTAAAAAACAACTGACACCGGCGGAAATAGACTCTCAACGCAACATTAAATGTTATCGTTTAGTGTATGGTTTAGTTTCTATGACTGGTGCTACAGCTACTGGAGACGCAACAACAGTTGATGCGTTGCCTGTGCTGTTCCGTGTAACAGGGTCAAACTTTACGCCAATAGGTGAATCATTAAAAAGTCTCAAAGGAAGAGACAGTTTAATGCAAAATCACCTGTTAAACTTAACAACGAAACGTAAAAAGGCAGGTAGTAATGTGTATTATGTGTCTAGTGTTTCAGTGGATACGAAAGAGATTCCTTTTACTAAAAAAGACTTAGAACACATGGATATGTTTAATGCTTTAATAGAGGAAGAGAATGTCAGAATATCTGAAAAATATCAAAATGCTCATAAGAATAAGGAACGTGATGTGGCATCTGCAAAAGTAATAAATGAAATGGCAGATGACCCCGAAATGGTGCTGGCATCATAGTGTCAAGTATTCTTAATAGAGTGCAATTATTTTTAACAGAGGCCAATAAGGCCTCTGTTCCTATATCTAGCACCATAGTAAATGAATTTGGCGAGGCTTGCAAGGAAGCCTTTGTAAAACAGTTTGTAGAGGAAAGAGAAACAAAATTTAAACCTCGCATGAGTAACATTGGTAAACCCCTATGCCAGTTACAAATGGAAAAAAGTGGAGCGGAATCAGAAATTCCTCCTTACAACGCTAAGATGCGTTTCATATTTGGTGATTTAATAGAGGCGTTGGCTGTTGCCATACTTAAATCATCCGGTATCAAGATAGAGGGTATTCAAAAAAATGTAACACATACTTTTGGCAAGAATAAAATAAACGGAACTTATGACATAAAAATAATGGACAGGGTATGGGATATAAAAAGTGCGTCCCCCTATTCATTTAAGTATAAATTTCTGGAAGGATTTGATGCAATAGAAAAGGAAGATACATTTGGATATGTTTCACAGGGGTACTTATATTCAGAAGCGGAGGGTGTAGATTTTGGAGGATGGATTGCCATTGACAAGTCTTCCGGAGAGTGGGCCGTTGTTGAAACGCCTATTAATGATAGGGGCCATTCTAAAAAAGCTCTGGAACAGGCAAGGAATAACTTAAAGGCATTGAATGATGATGTTCCTTTTAAACGGCAGTATGAGGATATAGAGGAAAAATTTAATGGTAAACTTACGGGAAATAAAGTTTTAGGCAAGGAGTGTACCTTTTGTTCCTATAAAAAGGCATGTTGGGGGGATATCAAACATTTACCACAACAGCAATCAAAGGCAATGAATCCTAAATATTTTTGGTACACTAAATTAGAAAATAAAAAGGATGACAACAGTTAAAAGCAGGAAAGCAAAAGGCAGGAGATTGCAAAACTGGGTACGAGATACCTTGTTATCCATATTTACAACTTTTGATGACAATGACATTATGTGTGCCATAATGGGGGAAACAGGGGAGGATATTAAATTCTCTAACCCTGCTAAAAAATTAATACCCTATTCTTTTGAGTGTAAAAACAAGGAAGGATTCAAGGGGATATACGATATTATATTCCAAGCACAAAGCAATTCTAAGGCAACGGATACACCAGTTGCCATAATTAAAATGAATAAGTTTCAGCCATTGGCCATTGTTGACGCTACACATTTTTTACAATTGATAGGAAAGAAAAATGGATAATGGAATGGATACAAAAAGTGTTATTACAATTTATGTGTACCCATCGGAGAAAGGGTTTGTGTGTACAATAACAGAACCAAAATATTCACCTTTAACAGCGGACTATAGTGTTGCCTTGACAATAGCACATGGAATGGTTAGAATGGCATTGGAAAGGCCCGATATTATATTTGATGAAGGGGTTAATTCTTTGGCAAATCCATTGGATAACGATACTGTTATTAATATTAAGGACATGATAAAATTAAAAAAGGATAAATTACATTAATGAAAACCCAGATAAAAGAAAATAAAAGTGATAGTATTAAGAAATTAAAAGAGAGTGATTTTTCTGTCACTAAATTTACAAAAGACTTATCTTACGGAAAGAAACATGAAAAGCTTGTCATGAAATCCATGGAAAATTTTGAATTAAAAACGGACAGAATGGCACATAAAACGGGCAATGTTTATGTGGAATTCCAATCACGGGGAAAGGACAGTGGCATCCGTACCAGTAAATCGGATACGTGGATATTTAAAATACCCAATGGCAAAGACCAGCATCTGTTTTCCATTCATATTCCCCTTACAAGATTAAAAAAACTGGTTACTAAAAATTATAGGATTGTTCCGGGAGGGGATAATTTAACTTCAAGGGGATATCTTGTTCCCCTTAAGGACTTAATAGGAGTATAGCATAAATGAAAGATTACAAGGATTACAAGCTAAAGGGAAAGGTTCACGCACCGTTCAGTCCCTTTCTAATGGAATTTGAAATGCCTGAACCTTATGTTAAAATGCTTAATGATTATGGGGACAAAATATCAAAGAGTGACAAGAAATCAAAACAACTGGATTGGTCAAATAATCTTGTGGGAAACGTTAAACAGGAACATAAGATTGAAGACCATATTTGGCATCAAAAACCTCATGAAACTTTACCCACATTATTTAATTGGATAGGGCATTGCACTAATATGTATGTTAGAACAAAACTAAATGCTGATGGTGATGATTTGGATAAGGAAAAAGCTAAACAGGGAATCAAAAAAGTTATGTTGCATAATAGTTGGCTTGTTAATTCCATTGCAGGAGATTTTAATCCACCACATATGCATTATGGCATGATGTCCGCTGCAGGATGGCTAAAAATGCCACCATCCGTTGAAAAGGATGAGGAACGGGAACATGCAGGCTGGATTGAATTTTTATATGGAACACCACAAATGTTTATTGACCCAAAGTATCCTGTAAAACCCCACGTAGGACAAATATTCTTTTTTCCTGCTTGGCTATTGCATGAAGTGTACCCTTTCAGGGGTAAAGGTTTAAGAAGAACAATATCATTTAATTTAAGTTTTGAGATGTAATATGAAAATAACAAAAGAATTTTTATCTGAGGCAACGAGGTTGGTTGGCGATGATAGGGAAACGGATTATGGCGATAAGGTGCATAATCACAATAACATAGCTAGGCTATGGTCAGTCTATCTAGATGAAAAAATAGAAGCCCATGACGTGGCAATAATGATGGTGCTGTTAAAAATAGCCCGTACTAAACTTGGTAAAGTTAGTAAGGATACCTATATTGACATGGCGGCATATGGTGCCATAGCGGGGGAAATTAAATTTAAGGAACCGAAAAAGGAATCGGAAGGAGAGCGAAGGGGTAGGGAAACTCTGGAGCGTATTAAAGAAATAAACAAAAAAACACAAGGAGAAGAAGATGGAAAATAACTATATTATTACACAAGACCAATTAAACAGTATATTAAAATACATGTTTACAAGGCCTTACCACGAAGTTGTTAGTGGTATTGCTGTGCTGAGTAAATTGCCTAAACTTGACAATAAAATCAACCCAGATTTTGTTAGTGTAGAAGGCAAAAAAAATGACACCAAGAACTAAGGAAGCAATTCTCTTTAGTACTGTGGTGTCAATAAATAATGACGGTAATTTAATTACAACTCATGAGTCGTTGCCCCCGGAGGGTATTCGTAAAGCCCTAGGTGACGACTATTATGCCCATTTAATATCTGCAATCGTTAGGCATTGCAAAGCCGATTCTATTTATTTCGATGAACAGTTACGCAATTTGTTGCGTAGTATCTGACATCAATCCTGTATTTTGTTCTGTTAATGTTCCAAGTGGAGCCATTGTATTTTGTGCCATTGCATCACTCATGGGTGATGGTGTTTTCATACTCCCCGGGGACATATCCTCAACGGCAGTATCTATTTCTTCCACAGTTTGGGCAGGCCCCCCTGTAGCTACTTTTTGTTCTTTTTCCAATGGTGTATCGGGAACTTTAGCACTTTCTTTCATTAATCCGGATATTAGTGGTGTGGATTCCTTACTAGGCTTTCCCGCCATATTGCCGTACTCAGCCATTAACTGACTAAAATTAACATCTTTCATGGCACTTAACAAATCACTTGCAATTAGTGGTCTGGATACGTTACCTTCCATTGGAGTGGTAGGTGCAGTATTGACATTCTCTGTCATCATCTGTGTTATTAGTTGGTCTGTTACTGGTAGTGCCATTAGTCTCTCCTATTTAAAAAATGTATTGTAAATATATTCTGTTAATCCTGTAGTTTTTGTTATAGCTTTTGAGTACCCTTCCATAGGTTCTTTTGTATTAATCCATGGTAAAGTAGGACTTTGCATTAGCCCTTGTTCTAATCTTTTTTCTTGTTCTTTAATCATATTAAAAGAAGCTTGCTCAATGGAATCTTCCGTAGTAGTATTGCCTTTTTTATTTTTTCTTGCATCTAATTCGTTTGCTCTGTTAATAACTTCTTTTCGTAATTTGTTATTATGAATATCTTGATTATCAATTTCCCCCCTAGTCATTTCATTACTAACTTCATATATTCCTGTAAGAGTTGGGTTAAGAGCAGACCATATTAAATGTTGGTGAGCATTTCTTTTATCCCATTCTGGAGTTCCATAATTATATGTTCCAAATCTTAATGCGGCTGAGTTCATAGCAAATCTAGAAGTATCATCCATTAAACTAACAAGTTTTTTAACTC